CAACCTGGAGAAGCTAGAAGCCATGATGGAAATGATGTATGAATGGGGAATTGTTTATAAAGATGGTGACAAATATTTCCCCACTGGATCCAACGTGGATATTTGGTCAGAAGCGGTGGCCTACCAAGCATCTCTGGAGGCGGACTTCAAGCGCATCTGTTTAGGTGAGCACGGTCTCTACAACATGATCTGGCATCCAGTCAAAGGATTCCGTGGCGACAAACTGGCACGCTTCCGGGGCATCATGGGTCTGTTTGAGCAGCGCAAGATCTTCTTCAACAAGTATCGCAAGTTCCAAGCGCTCCATGATGAGATCATTAACTTTGGCGTTAGCTCTCACGACGATTGTGTGGATGCCATGGTCTGGCTCTGCAATGGCCTGATGACACGGGGCAAGTTGGAGTTGGAATATTAAGGTTAGAGTATTGTCGGAATTAGACTGATACTACGTCCAAATGAGCACCGGTTACTTTGTTGTTGAACTTGAGCAAGATGCTTACGGTTCAGCTATCATTCCTTTACCTGATGAGCTGTGTCACGACATGGCGCTCCAACCAGGAACTGAGTTTGATATTGAGGTAGAGGATGACGTAATTACCTTACGGCGCCTGCAAACTGGTTACGAGATCGAAGACAACTAATTAATTTTTTCCCACTATGAGCACCCAGAGCCAATCCGTTTTAGAAGGAATGCTCAAAGCTGTTGTGAACCGTGAGTCCACGGGCACGGCAGACACGATGCTCATCAATGCCCACCTCTCCCAAATGAAAATGTTTGGGATTCGGCAGGGCGTCGAGTTTTATCCCAATCAAGATAACTTTGGAACGCAACGTTTTGATTTTATCCAACAAGTTATCAAGTTCAATCGTTTAGATGCACGCTTAGATTCTATTTGGGATCGGTTTTTATCTTACGGTAAAGGACTGTTTTACATCAGGCCAACAAAGAAAACCTATCGTTTGTATTGGTTTGATAAAGATGCTTACCGTACTTATTACTCTCCAGATGGTGATCTAGAAGAAGTCATCATCATCTATGCATATAAGGTTAAATCCAGTCGTGGATTTGGTGGCGTAGGCCTGGTTACTGATAAGCGTTATGTGCGGCTCCGTATCACGCCAAGTGAGATTCACGAACTCCACAGTGAACAAGAACTGTCGTTTGATTCCCTGGAGACGACACTTAATTTCAACGATAACAAAGTACTTGAGAACACGCTGGGCTTTATTCCATGCGTAGAAGTTCTCAATAACCCTGACGCTTTTGGTACTGATGGCAGCGGTGAGTTTGAATGGTTAGCTAACCAGATCATTGCTCACGATGAGATGGTCAAGAACATCAGGGCAAACCTGTCGTTCTTTGGTAACCCCACACTGCTGTCCTCCCGTCCAAAGCACGACATTGTTGAGTCGTCACAGGAAGGTGCAGTACAACGCCCCAGCATTGCAAGCCAATCTGGTTTCCAATCTGAGTTCTCCCTCTCTAGCTCCACCTTTAAACAGGATCCAACAGAGCGCAAGCAAGCTGGCTACATCGGACTTCCTGGTGGCGGCCTACGTGTGCCACGGGTGATTGCCAACCTGGAGCCGACTGATCGCGTTGGTTTCATTACACCTAACGCCATCAGTACAGACCAGTCCCGCTATGTGGATCAGTTGCGTTCTGAGATTCGCCTGGCGCTTGGTGGTATTGATGACCTGTCGATTACTAACGTCACCGCAACTGAAATCAAATCAGCTTACGGACGTGTTAGCGCCACAGCAAAGAAAAAGTGTCTGCAGCTCTATACCTATGGCATCTGCCGTTGCTTTGAGTTGATGATCTATCAGGAAGAACAGCTCTTCCGTAAATCATTAGCAGTTGCATCTGGGTTAACATATCCGATATTGCCTGAGAATGCAGATGAAGCAGCATTAGAGAAACATCAAAAAGCAAAAGAAAAGTATGAGAAGGGTTTAGAGAAAGCTCTCGATAAAGCTTTTGAAACCAAAGAAATTCCTAATGGTGTCATTGGTCTTGCCCCTGACGGCGACCGCACAGTGCTTTGGCGCTGGATGGGTCCTGTTTATGAAGACACGCCACAGGACAAAGTTAATCAATCTATCTTTACCCGTAACTTACAAGAATTGGGTGTTGATAGTATTGAGGCACTTAAGTACTTGTTCCCGTCCAAGACGGATGACGAGGTAGCAGAAATGCTCTCTGGTTATCCCTTCCGGATGGTTGGCCAAGTGCAACGAGCGTATGCATCGTTCCTTGATCTCATTAATCAAGAGATGCGCACTCCTCACCCCCAGCGCCCAGATCTCCCTCTGGCAGCTGATCCGCGTCTTGATCTGACGCCATTCCTTTACAGAACACTCGAAAGTCTCCAGAAAGAGGTAACTTATGCAGGCCGATACCGCAGCGCCGATCCAATCGGTACCCCAACAGTATTCGACCCCGCCGAGCAGCTACGCGGCGCCGGTAGCACAACAGACGGCAGCGCAGGCTCCGGTGGCAACAACCAGCCAGTGGGTGGCACCTTACCAGCCGGCCCAAGCACCAGCGCCCCAGATGCAGGCGCAGATCTCGGCGGCACCTTACGCCCCTATCCAGTCGTACCAGCCGTCCCAACCTACAGCGGAGAACCCGTACAAGGAAGCGTTCAACCGGGTGGTGTCACTCCTGAGTTCACCAGTTCAATTCCCGTTCCAGGGTCAACAGTCCGCACCGACACAAGGAATCGACCCGGCCAGCTTCAGTTCCCAACAGAGCGTGGGGTACAGCAACAATTCGGCAGCCCCGATCTATCCGTCCAGCCAGGGTTACTCGCCCAACTCTTCCCAAACATCGCAGGAAATAACAACGCAGCAGCTCCTCGCAAACGGGGTAAGTCCTCAAAGTCTTGAGGTTATTGATCACTTCGGTGCCGATGCTCCTGCTGTTCTCAATGAATATGCCTGCACCGTTGAAGATGCTTTGATTGCTCGTTATGAGCAACTGACAGAAGCTGTTCAACTGCTGGAAGAACTGGCCCAGGAACATCAAGCTTACGAACGGATCTTGACTGATCCTGATGTACTGGCTGATTACACCTGTGAGTTCTTCGGTGAGAACGGTCCCTACCCCGTTAAAGATGAGCAACCTGCTTATGGTTATCAAGAGCAGCAAGCTTATCCTGAGCAGGAGTACTACAACCCCTCTCTGGAGCGGGCCAATATGCCAGTTCCTCCCAGTCCTCAGCTAGACATGGATTCGCAAAACTTCTGGGATAACTTTGGCAACGTGGCTGAACGTGACCCTGCAAATGCTTGGCGTTATCTGTCGCAGGCTCAGCGCAATCCCGGTGTGTTCCGCCAGAAACTCCTGGTGATGGACTGATCTTTAAAAACAATTGAGTTTAGAATAAGGGGTAGTGATTACTGCCCCTTTTTTATTTTAAAGATATGGCAATGCTTCCAGAATCTGCACGTACTGCAGCTGCTTATTTAGGAGGCGGCATTGCACGTGGCATTGAACAAAAGGGTGCACAAGTTGCACAAGCAGGAATGAAAGCAGCAGAATCTGCAAGCAGTGGTGTTGGTCAGAAAGTAGGACAATTCTTGCAGACCATGGGTAGCCAGGCTCAACAATTTGGTAGTTCTGTTGGAATGAAAGGTGCTATCAAAAAACGTGATGTCGGTCTTGCCGCTGCTGGCGCTGCAATGACTGGTGCCTTTGTTGGTGGCATGGGTGCTAATGCTGGCATGAATGCCTTGATGGGGTATCACATCACTGATCCCCGTAACCGCGTTCCACCCGAAGCAGGACGCATGGGCGGTAACGTAATGCCTTCTGATTTACAAACAAGCTATATCGCTTTAAACCAACCCGGTTCTCCACTGGGTATGCAACAGATGCGCATGTCCTATGACATGAAGACTGCGCAAGAGCGTCAGCGTTTACTGCGTGCTGCAATGGGGCCAGAGGCCATGTACAACAACGGACCTGAGGCTGAATCCTGATGTCTAAAGCTGATAAAGCAAAGCAACAATTAAAAGCTTATACAGAGCAATTGATCCCAGAGATCCGCTCTGAAATGGCAACACTGCAACCAATGGACTACAACCCGTATGAACGGATTGGTCCTCTGCCTCCTAATAGCTACAACTATTGGAACCGTTCTGCCGGTTACCAAGATGTTGAACCATACTTTGATCCCGAGTGAATCAAGCTGCTAAAACAGCATTGCAAAGTGGCGTTGCACTAGCTGGCATGGCTGGTGCACGTGCTTTACAACGTGGTGCCATTAAACAATATCAACAACGTGGAATGCAGGAGACTGGATCTGCTTTTGAGCAGCCAGCCCTTAATCAAATTGTTGGTCAATATACTCAACAAACAGGATTAAATCCAACCATTACTGCAAACGTTCAGCCATCTGGCGCCAGCTATTCAAAGCTAGGTGAGAATGCAATTTCTTTGAACGTTGATAAAGCAAGTAAGTTTACCCTTGGCCATGAGCTTGGCCACCAGTCCATTGAAGCAGGTGGTGGCCCACTCCAATGGATCCAACGTCATACCTATGGTGGCGTCAATCCTAATGTGATAGGGTTAGCCACGATTGGTGTTAGTGCTGCTATTCCTTCTGCGCGTCGTGCTGCATCCCTTGCTTTAGGGATGAACTATCTCAATAACAGTGGTCGCATTCTTTCTGAGATTGAGGCCAGCCGTCGTGGCACGCAACTTGTTAACCAGGCTGGTTATCCCGTATCCCCTGCCCCTGGCGCATTCCAAGCTGCAGGTTATGTAATCGCTCCAGCGGCTGCAGCATTAGGCGGCCTTGGTGCAGGTAGGTTTTTGCGTTCCTTTGTCCAGCAAATTGGGCAAAATTAATAAAGGCAATAAGTAAGTATTGCTATAATTTTATTAATGGGGCGGAAGTTCCCAGATTTACCGTGGCTCTTTGCCACAAGTCAGGGATCTTTCTGGATCTCCGGTGTCAGCTAAAACTACGCTGAATAACCAACATGTTTATTGATAACGACTTTCCCAAGCTGTTGGGCGCGGAGCTGTACCGTCCCCACCCAGCTTATATCGTGGAAATGGCTTGCGAGCCTGTGGTTGTCCACGATTTCACCAAACAGCCCGGCCAAACGGTTCAGTTAGACCGGTACCGCTTCTGGGGTAACCCTGGTACCAAGACCAACCGTGAGCGTACCCAGGATCAAACCATCGGTACTGCTAACAGCCGGTCCATCGTTAAGGACAAGGTGCTGGTGTCTCTGCGTGAGTACACCGGTCCTGCAGATCCGAACAACGCCAACCTCCCGAGCACCTTCAAGATTGCTCGTGAGACTCTGATGACCGCTCAGCGTCTGCTGCTGGACACCGGGAACCTCAACATGTTCCACCAGTCCATCGGTTCGCTGACCCTGCTGGATGACTACCGCCGCTGGCGCGACCGTGTGTTCCTGGACGAACTGTTCAAGTCCGAGTCCCGTGGTCAGTCCTCCGACACCCAGGGTGGTTACTACTATCCCAACAACAAAGCAAAGACCGGCGCTACCACGCTGACTGCTTATACCGCTACTGAGTATGCCTCTGAGCGTTATAAGTTCAACGTGAAGACCGACCTGCTTGAGGTGGTGAAGAGCCTCCGCAAGCGTAACGTCCCCGTGTTTGCTGACGGTTACTACCGTTGTATTGCTGATCCCTCTTTCATGAAGGATCTGCGTGCTGATCAGGGCTTCCGTGAAGTGGCTCGTTACCCCGGCTTTGCCGCTGGTAACCCGCTGATGAGCGGCATGAACCCTAACGCTGCCATCTATGGCGGTGGTCAGTACGGCCAAGCTCAATTCGTTGGTGGTGAGCCCACCATGCCTTCTGGCTTCGTGTTTGAAGGTGTGCGTTTCTTCGAGTCCACCAACTTCCCCTCCAAGACCATCACCGTTGACATTGGCGACGGCGCTGGTGCTGTTTCTCACGACACTCCTCCTGCACTGTTCTTCGGTCCTCAAGCCGTGGGTGTGGGCATTGGTGGTCCTAACGCTCAGGTGCTCATCAATAACAATGATGACTTCAGCCGCTTTATCATCCTGATTTGGCAGCTGTACGCTGGCTTCGCCAACCTGAACAAGGACTTTGTGACCACTGCGTTCACCATCGTTTGAGGAAGGAGGTAATTAACAATGGCTACTTACAAGTCCAACGCTGGTGCTATTCTCCAGCCCGGTAACCAAATCAACCGCCTCTCCTCCTACAACACCGAAGGTGTGTATGGCTGGCCTGGTGTTGAAGCTTTTGAGCTGATTGGCTACGTCAAAATCGACAACCTCGCTGCTGACAAAGCTAGCTACAAGAGCTTTGATATTACTGTTCCTTCTCCTGATCGTCGTCCTGATGATCGGGTCCGCGATAACCGCACTTCCCTGGTAGTGTCTGCCTCCTCGGCACGTCCTGCTTATATCTACGGTGCTTCTATCGCCATTGCTCAGGACATCCCTGCTGGCGGCTTGGCTGGTTTCCCTGCCTCGCCTGTTACCGCTGATATCGGTGGTACCAGCACTGAGGGTCTGCTGCTCGGTCCTAACAACGCTGGCGCTCCGTTCGGTGTGCCTGCAACTCAAGCAAATGGTCTGGCTGCTGCTAGCTCCATTGTGTCTGCTACCAGCTCCCTGTTTGCTCAGGGTCTGAGCGACACCACCATTGCTGACCTGCCTTTCACCACTAGCGTGACCACTGGCGGCATCGTGGCAGGTGACTTTGCCAACTCGATGTTCTACCGCGTCACCTCGGACACCACCTTCAAGGTGTTCAACGTGAACGGTGTGACCTCCACCACCGTGGATGGTGACGGTGTGTTCATCAGCTCGACCGATAAGGATGCTGGCAAAGCTGGCTACATTATCTGCCGCGTGAACTACCTGCGTCCGGCTGCTGCTGTGGCTTGGGAAGATATCAATGAGTTCATTGATTTTGCTTCTCAGGTGGGTGGCACCGATAGCTGATCTGTATTGATTAGCTGAGTTGAGGTTGGTATTGTATTGGTAGTTGTCATTTCTCTTGAATGCTCTACCAATACAAACCAACTGGCCAACTCGTTGAAATGATTTCTCACCACGGTGATGGGATCATGATGTGTATTGATGCACAAGATGAAGTCTTGTACATTGAACGCGATGATCTGGTTCCCCACATTGGTGCTACCAATGAGAAGGATCGGACGGAAGAACGCCTCACTGAGCAGCTAAAAGAAGAAGGCGTTAATCCTCCTATTCCTACCAATAAAGAAACTTTCCCACTGGATACTCGCATTAACCTCAATACTGCGAGTGCCAGGCAGATTGCAGACCATTTACCTGGAGTAGGATTGAAAACAGCACGGGATATTAAGGATTTACAAACCTCAATGCCCGGCGAAAAGTTTGTCCGTTTAGATCAACTTAAAGCTATCAAGCGTGTTGATTGGGACGAAATTATCAAAGAAAATCTTATTCGAGTTGAATAATGCAACTTGATAACTTCCTCAAGTCAAAGATTCGCTGGCACCTAGGATATAACACCACATCTATTCCTGCTGGTGATCTTGCTAGGCTTGAGGAAGCTTTGAACAATGTACCGGATTCTTTCTGGTACGCGAAATTGGTCGAACAAGTCGGTCGGTGCGATGAGGCGGAGAAACGCACCGACATGACAGGTAGTGTGAATAATAATTCAGTTCCTCGTAACCGGTTAGAAAACATCGCTGGTGATGTTGACCGTACTATCACAACGACTGATTTCAAAGAAACACTTAAAACCTGGACGGAGATTTATCTGTATGAAACGGATCGCTTAGCTCTGCACTTATACGTGGCTAACTATAGGAATCCTATGCAAGCCCGTTATCGCTTCGAGCGGGAAGGCGCTGAATTTATCCAAGCTCTACCCGGACCAGCAGACGTGGCCATCGGTACCCGCTTCTACTTCGAGTACAACTACCGGTAAGCCCATGTCGGATCTGCACCAACGCTACGAAGAACTGCTTCAACGTCCTCAGGTACGTGCTCTGCTCAATACCATTCGCTATGCAGAGGGCACGCCAGGGGAAGCTGGCTATCAAACCATGTTTGGTGGTAGCAAATTCGACACCTCCAAAGGATGGCAACATCCTAATAAAGCTATTTCAAGTGGTGGTTACACCAGTACTGCTGCTGGCGCCTATCAGTTTCTGCAACCTACCTGGCAGGGCACAGCAAAAGCACTTGGTTTAACTCAGTTTGATCCCAAATCCCAAGACCTTGCTGCTCTTTATTTGATTGATAAAAAGCGAGGCGCATTAGACCCCTTCCTAAAAGGAGAAAAATTTGGAACTGTTCTTAACAAGCTTGCTCCAGAGTGGGCTGCATTGCCAACATCTAGTGGAGGAAGTTACTACGGGCAACCTTCTAAAAAACTCGGTGACCTGTATCAATACTACGAGCAACAAAAACAAAAAGCTGGAACAGGAAGTATTGCTAGCGAGCAACCTCAACAGCAGCAAATGCAACAGGCAGGAATGCCAAACATTAACATCATTATTGCCGATGGAGCTAAGACCACACAAACAGCAGCTAGTGATCCTTTAAGTTTCCTATTAGAATATCAAAAGAATAGGCGCTCATCTATCCCATCTCCAATGGAGTTGGCGCAACAGATGGTAACAACAGAGCCTACTAATTACTTTAAATAGTTATGGCAGGCATCATCCATACTGGCTATGTTGCAAAACCTGGAGAGGATATCTTTCCAACAACCGGACCTCACCTTGATGTTCGTGTTAAAAAAGGTGGGCAGTATATTGACCCCAGCACATGGCGCAGTGGCCTGCAAAACTTGGTTGTAGGGGAGGCAAAAACTCCCCTTTACCAGCAAACACAAGACGGATTTAAACCGTCCTTCCCTATCACCTCGGGCTTTGGCCCACGGTCTGCACCCACTGCTGGTGCCTCAACATTTCACAAGGGAATTGACTTTGGTGTTCCCGGTGGCACCCCGCTCTATTGGAAAGGAGCAGGTGCTTTTAAACCTGGCAAAGGTTTAGGAACTATTCAAACACCAGAGGGTTATGAGATTGAATTGCTCCATACCAAAGGTGGGCAGGAAGCCTCTTTAGGTAATCAGCAATCTCCACAGGTACAGCCAGGGCAGCAACCTGCTGGTGGTGATCTGCCTCAGTCCATTAACATCGTTATTCAAACTGGTAAGAAAGAAGAAGAACAACAAACACCTGAGCAGTATCTGAAGAACTACATTGCAAAGATGTCTGAGAAAAAGACTTCTCCTTTCTCTGTAAACAGTTTGGTTAAGATGATGCAGAGCCAACCTGTTACCAATTACTTTGCATGAGATTCGCAAACGTTCCCGGTTACAGCTCTGCTTATCCTGTTAATTACAGTAATATGTATCAGGATTACAGCATGACCACAGCTGGTTTTGCTGATCCGTTTCAACCCCAAATGAAAGAACAACACAGCCCTTGTTCTTATGTTGTAGGTTACAACGGTAGCAATGATCCACGCTATCAGCTAAACAATCCTGCTTACATGCGTGAGGTAGATCGTTCTGCAACGGATGCAGTGCCTCCTGTTATTCTTAATAAAAGACCAATTCAAAATCAGTTCTGATGGCATATACCAAACCAGAAATGCGTGAACGCATTAAAGATCGCATCATGGCTGGCTCCAAAGGTGGTAAGCCAGGTCAGTGGAGTGCCCGTAAAGCTCAACTCCTGGCGCAAGAATACAAGAAGAAAGGTGGTGGTTACAAAGGAGAAAAAACAGAAGGACAAAAATCCTTGAAGCGTTGGGGTGAGCAGAAGTGGATGACCAAATCTGAGTACGAGAAGAACAAAGGATAATGCAAGAGTTCAAAGCAAAAGCTCTGCTTGGTAAAACTGCTACTGCTGTAGGGCAGTCATGTCCTCGTGCTACAACTGATATTAAAGAAAATATCAAAAACCGCAATTGGACCATTGATAACTTTGCTTATGGTCCTTTAAATCCCGATGAACCTGACCCTGGGTTCTGGGAGAAGAAAGCAGACATGTGGCACAGTGATGTTGACACTGTGATGTCTGCCCGTTGCGGTAACTGTGCAGCATTTGATCAATCCGGTTTGGTGTTGGATTGCATCATTGAAGGCATCAATGAGAATGGTGTTGCAGATCCTTATGACGTTTTAGATCATTCCAACTTAGGTTATTGCCAGCTTTTTAAGTTCAAGTGTGCTGCAGCACGGACCTGTGATGCGTGGCTCTACGGAGGACCAATTAACGATGGCTGATAAAGCAATTGAGCCGGGTAAGAAAAGCACAGAGCGTTACTTACCCAAAGCAGCATGGGCACGTCTGTCTCCAGAAGAGCGCAAGCAAACGGATGAAAAGAAACAGCGGGAGTCCCGCAGCGGTAAACAATTTGTAGAAAACACACCTGCTGCAAAAAAAGCACGGCGTGCTGTTGAACTTGCTACCAAACATAAAGGACAATGATTGATCCACTCCAGGGACGTGATGTAACGCCAAGGGGACGCGGCCTTGGTGCACGAGCAGGTGACTATGAGCCAGGGCTAAGGCCTCTACCTGGTGACGGTGCTCCAGGAACTCGCCCCCTCCCTGGTGATTATCGGATGGCAGGGAGCAAGATTAAAGGGATGCAGCAACTTGATCCAATGATCTTTAAGAAGCTGTTTGCCTGAACCTGCGCTACAATAGCTTTAGCAAATAACGTTAACCAGAAGGAATGGCTAGTTCTTCTACCAATAAACAGCCGGCAATGATTGACCGGCCATTTCTCAACAGCACTCTATTAACTGTTGCTTCTGGCCAATTGTTTTCCACAAGCTTGATCCCAACAGCTGTGGGTAACGCAACCAACGTTCTTGATGTTGATAGCTCCTTAACAGATACTTCGATTAGCGGCGCCTACGTTGATGAGATCTGGCTGCGTTATACCAAAGAACGTAATGTGTTCTTGGATGCAGCATCTCCTGCAGCTGGTACCTACGATCAAACCGGTACCACCTCTGTGGTTGTTACCCTGGCAAACCACAACTTAAAAGTTGGTCAATCCGTTTATTTGGATTACACCAGTGGTACAGCTGTTGATGAAACTGCTGTTGTCACTGCTGTTACTTCCACAAACTTCACTGTTACCAGCGCTGGCACATTAACAACGTCTGGTAACGTCAATGTTTATCAACCCATTGACATTTGTTTTTATGTGGTTGGTACTTCTTCTATTACCAACACCAACCAGTTCTTCCCTATCTTTACTGTCAGCGTTCCTGCTGTTGCTGCTAGCCAAACTTATAGCTTAACGCTCAATGAAGTGCTGCCTCTGATCAACCACCCTGTGCCCCATGCTGGTGCCAACTTCGGTTCTGCAAACAACGAAGTGTCGCCCAAGATGCGCGGTCTGGTAATGGAGCGTGGGCAAGCCCTCTATGCAGCTGTTAGCGGTACTACAGCACTGACCAACGGTTTCTATGTTTGTGTGCAAGGCGGCTTCTATTGATCGTGAAGGATATTGAATCCTGGTCAAAAGAACAAAATCGTTTGAATTGGTCACTTGCTGTGCAAATGGCCAATCACTGGCGACGCATGATGGGTATAAAAGAAGTAGATTATCCTTATCCAGGAGATCCCCGCGAAGGGTTATCTTTAAATGCCTAGGCGTAAAGATAGTTTTGGTGGAAGATTCGATAGTAGTTTCAAAAACTTCTCCGACAAGATCAATAAAAAACCAACTAAATATCAATTAGGAATAGATACTAATCCGTTTGATTTTGAACCGGCTGATCGTAATCAGGTCAGTCGAATTCGTTTCTACAATCATGACTCCATGTGGAACCGCTGGAGGCGTGGTTATGAGCTGTACACGCTAACCCAAACTTATTTGGGAAGCGGAGCAACAGGCCGCAATACCCGTGGTGACTTCAGGATGTACTGCGCATTTCAGCAGTTCCCTGGAGTATTTATTCCTGCTCGAATGTTTACTTTTCCAAGTACACATAGCGAGATTGGAGAGCAAATGGTTGGTGTGCGTGATGCCAACTCATTTAATTTTTATAACTTTGGTTTACCTATTCTTGCTGTGCGCTACATGCAAGCAGCAAAGAATGGAACTTATTTACAAAGTGGGACGACCTTAACAATTACGAGCGTTGAGCATGGGTATAAAGTTGGTGATTCTATCTATCTGGATTTCAGCAGTGGCGCAGCACTTGATGCCACGTTAACCATTACTAGCACCACAACCAATACCTTTACTTGTACAGCAGCAAGCTCAATTAGTACCAGTGGCAATGTAACGCTCTTTAAGGTCACCACGTTTACAGATCCAAACTGGGTTCAGCAACGGGTGCGTCTACGCTCTATCCTAACACCAGTGACCTTCTTTGCCGGTGAGCGCCTGGTAGACAGGGTTATTGAGCGTGACCCTGGCATCTTTTCCACCTACTCACGAGCAGGATCTACAGTCACCGTAACCTGCACTGCTGCCCATGGACTTGCCAGCGGAAATGAAGTGTTTGTGGCTGTAACCAGCGGTGCAGTAACCTCTGGTTTGTACACAGTAACTGTTTTAAATAGTACTCAGTTCACCATTACAACTTTAAGCAGCGGCGTTACATCTGGTGGATTGGTTGTTAATCGCAGAATCCGTGGATATAACTATGATGATTATGTCGGCTATACCGTTACTGGTGTTGATTTATCAACCAATGAAGTGTTGTTCCAACGTGATGATAGTTATGGAACGCGTTTATTTGATCCAGTTACTAATCTTCCATCTAACACCAGTCAAGGCGTGCCAAAGACAGTTGTTCCTGCTCATCGAGGATTTACTGTAGGCCGGTTTCTAACAACAGAGATACGTTATCAATGCACTTGCCAAGACTATTTAAAGCGGGAAACATTTGATTTTTATAAAGAGCAGGAGCGTCGCAAGTTTCCTAATACACTTGCAGGGTCGGTTCGACCTGGTTACCGATTAGATCGTGATGGCAATCTGATTGAAACCAGAGATGATGTTGGTGTTTATTCAGATTTTGGCTATGTTGTAATCAATAATTTTTATCAGCTTCCCACATATGAAGATAGTGCTGAGCAGTCTAGACCTTTACTGGCGTACTATCAACTGCGGTGGTGTAAACATATTTATGCTGCCATGTGGTCCATTGTTCATGATGAAGGGAATGATCCCTTAAACCTGAGCGGACGCTACACACAATCAGGTCCTAACATCACGATTACAACGGATGAGCCTCACGGTTTAGGCTTAAATACCCGCGTTAATGTTGAGTTTACAAGCGGAAATGCTCTTACTGGTGAGTATATTGTTAGTCAGATTATTGATGCTAATAACTTTGTTATTATCTATCCCTTTAGTCAAACAACGGGTGGTTATTGCAAAGTAACCAACTTAAAACCACACGAATATATTGGCACTTGGTTGCTTGAACCCAATGACCCGCCAGCTGGTGAGTCCATTGAAATCTTCCTCAAGCGTCTAGAGAAAGAGAATGAACGGCTTCGGGTATCGGCTGAACGCTTGCAAATGATGGGCTACGGGATGCCCTGGACTGGCGCTAAATCCATCAGTGGGGACCGCAACCAGCCAACACAGGTAGGTAACTATGACCCCAACCTGGTGACTCAGCTGGTGACAGATAACATCCG